TTTGACAGGAAGCCGCAACTTGAGAGCGCCAGAGGCAATAGCCAAATCACGCTCTTTTGAAATCTGTCTTGCTTTCTCATTTGATGTCCTTAGTGCCGTAGCTGTTGATGTCACTGCTGTTGCCAAAGCAGCCTCTTTTGTCCTTGCAACCGCATTTAAACGAGCAATCTCTAGTTGTTGAGAGACATTCTCATCATGCTTGCCCTTGAAGTAACCACTCCCAAAAGAAATGGTTACAGACAAGACAAACCCCAAGATTACCCAAGGGTTAAAGATACTCATGGTGCGGGTGGCTCATCGTTGTCAGTGGCTTCAGCCTTGGCACTGGCATTTGCAATAGCCTTGACACCAGAACGACCTGCTACACCACCCAAGACACCAGTGATAAATACCATGATGGTGCTGATCTGTTGCGTGTAAACCTTGTCAATTGCCGCCATAGCACCATTCATAGGCTGAGTGACAAAGGAGACTGAGTACAGGAACATACCCATAGAAGCCAACAGAATTGTCACCAAGACTACGATAACGAATGCCCATACCCTCACCTCAATCTCGTCTGCGGTCAAACGGTTGTTTTGCTTGTATCCAATGGTTGCCATTACTTTTTCTCCTCTGGTTTGACTAACATTTCAGGACAAGTACCTGTAGCGGTACAAATCGGTGGCTTACATTCATCTTTTGCCCAATTCAGTGGGTCTTGGCAAGGATAACGAAAACGGTCTTCGCACCCTGTCAAAAACAGGATTGTCGCCAATAGCATCAGGCTCTTTACGGTCTTTGTCACGCTGTTTCCTTTCAATGCGTTGTTCAATCTTCTCTAACTTCTGCAAAACACGCTTCGTCTCATTCTTTGCTTCCAAGATGTCCAAGTACAGCATTCCACCCATAGGAAGCAATAGTGCGATAAGTATGCAACAAGCAACCCACCCCATGATTTCCTCTCCTATCTCTTGACGAACAGAAACCACATCCATATATAAAGGAGTAGGATTGCTGTTCCCACTAGGTACGCTTCTTTTAGCATTAGGTTTCGTTTTGCTTCCCGCCGCCGCCATTGCTTGTACCTCTCTTTGGACTCCTCAATCAGCCTGGCTTCTTCTTGCTCCTTTTTGATGATGTCACGCATCTCAAAGACTGAACTGTACAAAGCACCCATCTCAGGAGGGCTGTGGTAAACCATAGTCTCCCTGATTTGGACAATCAACCTGTCCATCTCCTGTTGAGCCATCACTCTTTTGAGTGCGGCCTCCATGTGGTTTTGATCTGGGTCGTAAACTGTTTTAGACTTTTGTTCTTCTTCTCTAATGTGGGCTTCCAACTGTTCTTGAAGTTTAAAGAACTCAGTGAGGTTTTTAACAATGTCAACTTTGACTTGAGTTTCGTTAACAGCAACATAGTCAGACTTTTTAGCCTTGGCAACAGGCTTGACAGCTTTAGGCGTAGGCTTGCTACCAAAGAACGCAAGAAGCTGATTCCAGAATCCATGAACCTCTTTGCCAATGGCAATGACTTCATCAGCACTGGCTTTGATCTCGACAAAAGACTCTTTAGCTTGCTTGTAAAGATCACAGCCAGCTTGGATGTTCTTAACAAGACCAGCCGCCAGTAAACAAATGCTAATTGGGTCAATTTTAGTCTCCCTTTTTTAGTGCATCTTCAATTCGTGCTTTCAGTTTGCGATCTTTCACATACTGAGTTGCAACACGAACACCAGAAAGAACAGGCACTGGTAGGCCAGTCAAGAAACCAGTTGTTCCAGCTTCAGCAATAGCCGCCATGATTACGCCAGCAGTGCCAGATGTATTGACTAAAGTGCCTGGAGGTACTGTCTGCACATATTGCAAAACCTCATTCAGATCACGAACCTTTTGCGCTTTTTCCTTACCAAGAACAATGTCCAATCGACCGTTCTTATCAAGCCCTTTGATGGCATTGTTTAGCTGTGCTGGAGAGACAAGTTTTCTACCCATAGAGTCAGTTCCAACCCCACTAGTTGCAACTTCTTCAATGTGCTTAATGGTCGAACCTTGAATCTCATTCCATGCAGTCTGTCCATCTTTACCACTTGTGTAAAGAACACGCTTCAAAAATGTGATTTCCTCTGGACTGCCATTAAGAATAGACTTTTGAAAGACTTGGCTTGCCTCAATCTTGGGGTCATCCTTGCCTTTTACCTTGGTCAGCAAATTAGAGACAATGGCACGACCTTCAAACTTTCTGGCTTGCTGTTCTCTGATTGCCCTAGCTTGCTTGTACAAGTCACCGCCAAGACCATCAGTAGACTCATCAATGACTTGCTTGATGCTACTGCCAAAAGATTTGTTTGTTGCGTCAACACCCATAGTCTTATTGACTGTTCTACGCAACAGTTCAGTGTTTGCCAAAGTAGTGGGAACGGCCTGAACAGTGCCATCGTCCATCTCTCTTAAGATACCAAGTTGTACGCCCTTGCTCTTTGCAACACTAATAACAGGCGCAACAGTAGATTCAGGCATATTCTCATTTATGTAGGTAGCCAATGAATCTAAGGTTACTGGGGCTTCAAGTTCTCCAGCAGTTTCAGCCTTTTTGTATGCGGCACTGGTCTTAGCCTTTGCGCCTTGCCATCCTTGAGACAAAGCGTCAATGACCTTGTTACCTGTAGCCGCAAAGCCAGATTGAGCCGCTTCAGCACCAGTCATTTCCATTAAGGAATCAAAGTTCTGCAAAACTTCCAGATTATTCTGCTCTGCTCTTGCCCTTAATGGTGCGCCTTGTGGCCCTTTCATTTGCTCTTTCTCAAAAGCCAATTGCTCAGCTTCACGAGTTCTTGCGCCTCTTGTCAGGCTAACAGGGACAGGCAAATTCTCAGCAGTAGTTTGCCTCACCAAATCCATAGGAGTTGCCGCTGCACCACCACTTGAACGACCAGTATTTATTGCTGTAGGAGGCAAAGCCTCTCTTGCCGCTGTTCTTAGGTCAGCAGTGGCTTGTCTCATTGCTGGAACAACTTGACCACGACTCGGGAACATTCCAGTTGGCAGAACTGGTTGAAGTGGCGTAAGTTCAGCGCCAATCTTTCCAAGGGCTTGCACTTGTTCTTGACCAGCTTGAGTCCTTGGGGCGTAAGTGTATTGCTGACCCCCTAAAGCTGCTCTTTCCTCAATACGTCTAGCGGCTTGTGGAGTACCAAACTGACCAGCTTTAGCTTCCTCATAAGCGCCAGTCAAAGCGCCACCAACAGTGCCTAAAAGACCTGTAGTGCCACCAGTTAACAGGGTCAACCCTGTCTCACCAGCGCCAATGATTTGTTCACCCAATGTAGGTGCTTTATATGTTGGCTGTGGGATAGTTGGCTGTGATGGCTCAGTCATGCCCATTACTGAGGCAAAATCTTCCCTAGTCGCAAGGCCAGCTTTAATAGCTGTTGCCATTATTTGAGCTTGGGTTGTTCCTTCAGGCACATCCTGAATCACTACACCGTTTGGCAGTTCAATATCCATGATTAACCTTTATTTTGGGAGATTAGACCATTTAATAGCAGACTTGCCTTGGGGTTTTGGCTGAGTTCTTGCCAGTGGTTGTGGCTGTTGTCTACCAGTAGGGATTTGATTAACAGCATCTGCTGGTGTTGTTTTAACCAAACCTTGATATGGATTCAAAATGTCTTCTTCATTACCGCCTAAAGTTTTAGCCTTGCTAATGTACTGTTTGCGGTACGTTTGAAGTTGAGACTCACGACCTTTAATCAAATTTGTGCCAATTGAGAGCAAATCGTTACGCTGTTCAGGAGTCAAACTACCACCCTCAAACACTCGTTGTGCATAACCTTTGATCTTTTGTGGGATTGATGGGTTTCCAAGAATGGTATTTTTGTCGCCTTCTTGCACCGCACCAGATGGGTCATAAATCTTGCCGATGTTGAAGATTGTTGCACCATCAGCGGTAGGATTGCCAGCTTGAGCCAAAGCAACAGAAGATTGCAGAGCCTTATATCGACTAGCAACCTCAACATCACCGCCAGCTTTCAAGAAGCCTTCCCATTTATTCATGACATCAAGACCAGCTTTAGCGACAGCAGTTGGGTCTTTCAAGTCCACAGAAACTTTAGGTGCTCTTGATGTAGCTTCGGCATCGGCTCGTTTATTGACAGCGGCTTTCTGTGTCTGAGTCAACTCACCATAAGGCTGGTTATACAACTCAGATGCAATAGCTTCTCTCTCAGAGCCAAAAGAAATTCTAGGCTCTGGCTTTTCTGGTCTTTGTAATTGAGTTTTCTCCTCGACCAAATCCTTGTATTCAATACTGTTAGGGTCAAGGGTTCGCAACTGTTGGTTGATAGCTGAAATTCTTGCCGCCACCTGTAATGGTGCGGCTGTAGTTCCTGTCTTGTCGCCACTCAAAACCTTAAGTTGATTCTGCAAAATGTTGATGGCACGAACAACATCAGGAGTTTTTTCCATTGCGTTCAATTCATCCAATTTGTCTTGCAAAACTGGAATCATTTGAGCTTTTTGGATGTCAGCAGGTACGGCTAACTGACGTTCTTTGTTAGCTTGTGCAACTTTAATTGCGGCTTCACGACCAGCATCAGCAATAATAGTAGCAAACTCAGGGTCGCCATTTTCTGCCGCTAATTTAGCAACTTGCATATAAGACTGTGGATTGCTTTGATCTAACTGACTAAGCAATGCCTGACGTTTGGCAATGATCTGTAACTGTGGGTCTTGACCACCCAAAGCACCACCAATGCCACCACCCAACTGATAACCAGCTTGACGCATACCAACAGCCGCTTGTTGAAAAGGGTCTAACTGAACTTCATTGGCTGATTGCTGACGGAACTGAGCCATTTGGTTAGCCTGATACTGCTCAGGAGATGTGAACAATCCTAAGATGTTTGTTGCCATTTTCTTTCCCCTTAAGGCACTTGAACTAATTGACCGTTAATAATTTGATACTTAGGTGCATTTGACACACCAAAGGCATTGTTGATTGCACCAGTAACCATTGGGTTGTTGGCAACACCTGTGAGCAAGTTACCAGATGCAGAGTAAGCATCAGGTTTAGCCATAGTAGCCGCCGCACTTGTAATTCCGCCACTTAACAATCTACCAGCTTCTGCCGTACTAGCCGTAGTCTTAGCGCCAATTGAAGTTCCAAGGTTCATAGGTTGTTGTGCAAGGCTCTCAAGTCCTGAACTTGTGTCCATAGCAGTGGCAAATGGGGCATAAGCCGCAGTCTGACCAGAATAGAACTGGTTTTGCAGTCCAGCACCAGTGTTAAACAATCCACCACCAAAAGCAATGCGGTTTCTAGCCTCTTGGTCAGCTTGAGCAGACAAAGCCAAGTTACTTTGAGCAATCGAGTTGTAGTAAGCCGCCATCTCAGGGTTTGTCGCCATGAGATTGCCACCTTGAGCAGAAGCTGAACCAGTACGACCTTGTTGGAACAACTTGTTTTGCAACAGTGCCAACTGATTCTCTTGGCTAGGTGCAAGCAAAGCCTGTTGTTTAGTGATGTAGTCTTGTGCCGCTTGTTCAGGCGATGTAGCCAAATACTGATTACCAAGACTAAACAAACTCTGTGCAGCACCAGTCAAGGGCTTGTATGCAGTAGCCGCTTGTTCTGCTTGAGTCAATCCTTGGTTAGCCAATGTAGACAAACGATTCTGATAGCCAAGAATCTCAGGGCTTGCAGAGTAACCAGCACCAGTCACATTGCCTTGAGCATCAGTTGTAAAGGCTGATTGCCCAAAACGAGTGGTAACACCAACAGGACGGAACTTAGCGGCATCAGCGGCAATCTGAGCCGCACGAACTTGAGCATCAGCTTGTGTTTGAGCCGCTTCTCTGCCTTGTTCTGCAATCTTGTTAGCACCAGCACTACTGAGCAATGCCTGGACACCAGCAGAACCAAGTTTTCCAATGGTATCTGGAGTTAAACCTGTGAAACTTGCAACCTTGTCAACAACACCGCCTAACAAACCTTTAGACGCAACTTCAGAAGATAATTGGTTAGCAGAAACAGCAGAATAGTTACCAGCAAGAGTAGTAGTTGGAGAGGTAGTGCTACTAAGCAACCCACCTTCACCAAAAACACGACTTGGCAAACTTTGATCAAAAGCAGTTGGCGATACTGATTGCACTACGCCAGCCGCTGCACCTCCCAAGGCTGCATTCTTGAGAATATCTTGGGTTGAATCCCCCGCAACTGCACTTGCCGCCCCACTAAGAGCCGCCGCACCAACAACAGCAGTAGCCGCACCAGTAGCACCAAGAGCTGTACCAATAGCAGGGATTAAAGGAGGAAAGACAACTGCCGCAACTGCCGCAATAGGCTTAATGTTCTTCTTTAACCACTTACCAAGTTTTTTCAATCCCATATCATGCTCCTAATTCGCCAGATGCAAGCATTTCCTTGACCATCTCGCCAGCGGCAATAAATACACCAATAACCTGATAATCAATCTCGCCAGACATATCTGCTTCTTCAGCCAAGCCACTGTCAACAACAGCTTGTAAGAACTGAGGATACATAGACTGGTCTTGCAAAACAGCTTTAGCCATCTCGCCAAGTTGTACAAAGATATTAGGGTCTAGTCCTTCTTCAAGGATAGACTCCTTAACCATCTGCTTAACCTGCATTACTTCTTGTGATGTTGCCATTATTTGTTCTCCAATGCCGTGATGCGGTCAGTCAGGGTGGTGATGAGGGCTTGTTGTTCTTGGATGGCTTTTACCAAAGGTGCAACAATTTGTGCGTAATTAACGCTTTCTACTTGCAATCCTTTAGATGCATCTTCAAGGTCAATCATAGATTCTGAAACTAATCTTGAATCAGGAAAATCTTCAGCAATAAAACCTACTTGTGGAACATCATCATGTTTCAAGTTGTATTTGACTGGATTTAAACTCATCACAAAGTCAAGACCAATATCAATAGGTTCTACATCTTTTTTGTAACGCAAAGATGATGATTGCTTGCAGATAAATCCACTAGCGTTCATGATAAGCGTAGTGCCTGTTTGTGTTGGAATAGTTCCAGCATAAATATCACCAGCAGTAGATACTGAAAATTGATTTGTTCCAGCAGAATTTGAGCAATTAAGAATTGCAGTTGTTCCGTTAGTTGTTGTGCCTTTAACCGAAAGAATTGCAGAACCTAATTGAGCAGCAGTCCCCACCAGCAAGTTACCGCTGGAGTCGATACGCATGCGTTCTGTGCTTCTTGTATAAAGTGCAATCGCATCGGATACTGTTGCGTTGGTTGCACTTCTTGCACCAATTACCATTCCACTTACATAACCAGATGTAACACCTTGGGATATTTCAATACTTGCGTCATCGTAATACCCACCTATAAAACTAGTGTAGTTTGATGCATCTGTTGTGAGCCTTGTCGCCCCAAGCAAAGAACTAACACTTAAAGCCCTGCCACTACCAGATGTAGGCAAAGAACCGCCAGATACATTTAGTTTGGCTGTTGGCGAACTCGTACCAATCCCCACATTTCCGCTTGCATCCTTAACCAAGCCTCCATTGCCGACATTTAGTGTGTCAGTGGATGCATCACCAAGAATGGTGTTTCCTGTTGTTGTTAATGCAGCCGCAGTTACAGTTCCAGTAAATGTGGGCGATGCTGTATCAGCCTTAGAGTTGACAGCAGTTTGAATGTTGTCAAACTCTGTATTGATCTCAGTACCTTTGACAATCTTTAAAGGGTCACCAGATGTCAGCGTGTCCTTAGTCGCAAAGTTGGTTGATTTTGTGTATGCAGTCATTTGTACCTCTTAAGTCAATCGACCTTGTTTAGATTGAATTTCAATCTTTTGGATGGAAAGTTGAGAACCATTAATGTCCATTTCGTAACCAGTTTGAACAATCTTTCCAGAGCCACCGCCATTGGCAACCAATGTTTGCAAGGCAACACCTTCAGAATAGTAAGCAACAATAGTGGCATTTGCACCATATTCAGCTATTCCATATTCTGAAACACCTTGTGCTGGAATCAAGACGTTCTCAGACAAGTAGTTTGTCAAGAAGTCATATCCCCACTTGATAGTCACATACTGGTTACTGCCACCAATAATCACAACAGAAATCTTCTTGATAATTGATGTTCTTGATACGTTTCCAAGGTCGGCATGGTTTGTGTAATACGCCATTCGATATGAAGCCGTATCGTCTTTATACCCTGCGTATTGAGCAACATAACCAGTCTTCCCAATCAAAACGTCACCATTGCGCTTAGACAAAAAAGACTTAGGAAGTATGGAGTCCCATGTCGTTGCACGGTAAGAGCCATCTTGCAATGGAACTTTTGTGTCAAAGCAATAGACTTGCTGATTAACAGGCAAAGACAACAGGTAAAACGCTTCTTTTTCTGAATGGACAGACTTGATGTTTGCCAATGTCTCGCCATTGACCTTCTGAGTCAGATCATCACGAACATTCTTAGACAAGTCACGCTCTGGCGCAGACTTCTCTTGAATAGTCCTCATCAATGAACGAACACCACCATTAGACAAAAACACAACATCGCTACTTGTTGTCTGAATGCTATCCCTAGCAATGCAACCAATACTCTCAACAGTGTCACTCAAAGACATGGTTGATGGGCTAGTTGCATCCTTATAAACCAAGATTTGACGCTTGCCAAAGATAAACAAGAAGCCGTTATGAGCCGCTAAACCAGTTACTTCATCAGCGCCACTAGGCCAAACATTGTTGACATTCAGACTGCCAGAACTACCTGTTGCCCACACATGACCAGCAATCAAGTCACTGTAGTAAACAGTAGCATTGTTAGAGGTGGTGTTAGCAGCCCACAAACGACCATAAGCAGAAATGCAGATGTTGGCGTTAGGAACTGTAGCCACATAACCAGTCTTCTCTGAAACACGGCGATATGTGGTTGTAGATACAGCAGGGTCAAAGATCAGTGGGTCATGCCCTGATTGGAAAAAGTAGGTAATTCCATTCAAAGAAGCACATTGCCAGTTACTAGCCGTAATGGTAGGAGCAGACCCCCCTCCCCCATAGGTCAACTCAACAACAGCATTAGAGCCATCAAGTTTAAACAACTTGTTGTTTCCAGCAAACAATACAGTCAAAGTGCCATCAGCTTGCACCAATTCGTGCATGACAGTCACATCATTTGAGCCAAGGTTTCCAGTAGATGAATTGAGTGGAGTCCACCCTTTACGAGAGCCAACACGACCATATTGGTCAATAACGCAGTTAGTGGCAATCAAAGCAAAGCCAGAAGACAAATCCAATGGAGAGTCTTGCGTGTTCAGCCCGTAAAATCCTGGGGCTGAAATGCTTGCTATTTCAAGTCCTGTTGCCATTACACCGCCAAAAATTCTTGATTTTCAGGATAACGAGTGCCTTCCAAAGCAATGTAATCAGACAACATTGTTTTGTACAGGGCATAAGCCTCAGAGGAACTCAATCCACCATCTTCACCACGCTCAACTAAAGCACGAGAGTAAGCATTCTGAGATACCAAGGTGTCAGGAACTTTGATAACAGTAGAGTCACTAGACAATGTTGACTGTGGCACTGTCAAGCTGAATGGGATGCTGTAAACGCCATCAGGACGAGGATACAGAGTTACCTTGGTGTCATAGTTACCATCTACGCCATCAAAGGCGTAATAGGCGGGAATCCCATTAACTGGAGTTGAGAAATTCTGATACCTGTTCATGGTAGCAAAATCAATGTTCTTCATTCTCAGATTGCTTGTGACGTTAAGCACATCAAGAACTTGGAATTTCTGTCCGACACCAGTTAAAGCATAAGAGTATGTGCCTGATGTTGTAGACAGGGTAACGGTAGTGCCAAGCACATTCCATGCAAAAGCATCTTCAACTTGACGTTTTGCATCATTGACAAACTTGCCAATCAAAGATGAATAAGATGTTTGGGTAACGGTTGAAACTGTTGTTTCACGCAACCTTACAAGGACATCATTAACAAGTTCTAGGTATGTCATCTGCTTTTTGCCTTTGCTTTGTTCCTTGCGGATATAGCTTGAGCTTTTGCCTTTGCGTCAGATTTGGAGTTAGCACCCCAAGCCTTTAGCGAAAGAAGCAGTCTTGTCGGTTCACCTTTCTTGTCGTATTCAGGGCCATCATTGCCAGCCATACGAGCCAAGAAACTTGCTCTGCGAGGGTTATCCCCCGACTTTACTGGAGGCTTCAAATTGCCACCAGTTTCTGCATTATAAGACGATCTTCCCTTGGCATTCAAGCCGCCTTTTGGATTTTGACCAGCTTTTGTCTGCCAAGTTGGAGATTTCATATTACATCTTCTTTGGTTTTTTCTTGGTCTTACCAGCCTCGCTTAAAGCAATCGCAATAGCCTGTTTTTGAGACTTGACAACAGGGCCACCCTTACCAGAGTGCAATTCCCCTTTGCCGTACTCGGTCATTACCTTGCTAATCTTCTTTTGAGCCTTGGTTTTCATACTAACTCCGTTATAGAAATTGTTGCAGCAGTAACAGTTGCATCCTTAATAACCGCAATCTTTTGTCCAGGGTTTACCCTAATAATCTCAATTGAGTTATTGGGCATCATGGGCGAGGTTGTCAGGTTTGCTGTTGGAGCAGAGCCAATTTGGTAATGGCAGTGTCCCACAGAGCAAGCAATACGAATCATGGTGGTATTAGCACCAAAAGCCGTAGATGCAACACTTGAGTTAGTCACTGTGAAAACTTGGGTTGTACCAATAGCGGCAACACCATAAGCAACTTGATTAGGGTCGAGTTGGAAAGTAGACATTATTTACCTCGTGAAGATTTTTTCATCATGTTTGTAGCGGTACGACCACCACGCATAGGCATTGGCATAGACTTTTTAGGCTTACCAATAGCAATCATGACTGTTACAGGGATGCCCTTTTTTGGGGCTGTTTTGGGAAACTTAGGAGAAGTTTTCATTTCCAAATCCTATCAACAATAAAAGTAACGATACCACCCATGAATGAAGCGATAGTCATACCCATCCAAAAACCACCTTTACCCTTGTTGGCAAGTTCCAATAGGGATTTGACATCAGCACTCAATAAGTGCATCTCCTTCTGGAGAGCCTCGACTTGAGCCTCTAACTTGCCAAAATCTCTTGCGTCAATATCAGACATTTACAACCTTTCGGGGTCTACCCAGACGTTTAATTGTGGGGATGACAGGCGCACGAAATGCGGTATCTGTACGCACAGAATCATGAGACTCTATGGTTACTTCTAATTCATCTACCCTCACATAACCTTGATGACCCTTCATGGAGTCAATGTCATGTTGCAAGGTGAAAGTCACGGTACTGCCAGACTGGAGACAACGAAAAGTAGCCATAAAACCCCTCAAATGAGAAAGGGGGAACTAGCCCCCCATTCCTTACACCATACGAACAATAACAATGTCCATTGTGGCTGATGCCAAGTCAACAGTAGAACCTGACTCATTTTGGATGCGGAACTTGACAGTGTTAGCGGCTGAGACATAACCAGTCACAGTCAAACCAATCAAGTCAACAGCCAAAGATGTACCAATCACCATGTCACCTAAAGCGACACCTGGGACTGTCACATCATCAGTTTCACCAGCACCATCGACAAGTGAACCAGCGTTTAATGTGCAAGTAACAGCCCAAGTATCGGAGAACAAACCCCGAAATTGGTCATTACCACGGCGAGAGACTACAGCGGATGCGGTTGCCATTTTGATTTCTCCTAATTAAGTTAAAAAAGTCCCCCCACCACTAGGGCAGGGGGCGCA